CCGGCATGCCGACTTCCACTCCATCATCTTGACCACGATTGATCGTGGCATAATTCCTTGCTTCAGTTGTTGTTTTCCCTACGATATCAGCTGTGATCAACGGAATTGTTGATGCCTTCTTGAATTCCAACATTTTCCGCAATTTGGCATTTTCAATGATGGATTGTCTGATCTTTGCTCGTTCATCGCTCAATTGCAAATTGAGTTCACGCAAAGCCGCATTTTCATTTTTCAATGCTATTGGATTTGGAATCCATGAAAATGCACTTTGCATCCAGCCGATGCCACCAACAACGATGGAACGATAGCCACCCAATTCCGTGGTATTACCAAAATTCATTATGATCAATGAAATGAAGGTAAATCCACAGAGAGCTGCATATTCTTTGAATCTAAAGAGAAATTCAAGCAGTCTACGCATGATTGAACAGTTCAGTCATCAATGGAACAAGACAATTGATTGTATTCGCTCGGAATCTCATTGATTTCCGAATGTGTATTGCGAATCGTATATGAAAATTCTTCTTTCATTCTTTCAGCAACTTTATCACCAAACCCTTCAGGTTTAGATTTTCCTTTATTAGCAACTGATCGTTTTAATTTTTCTTCTTCACTCATAGGTCCATTAGATTTTCCTATATGTGATTTACTTTGTTTTAGTTTAGTTTCTTCTGAATGCTTATACCCTTCGCGTGATTTCTTCCATTTTTCAATAGTTTCTTCACTTTTAGGTCCTCTTTTAAGGGCTGCTTGTCTATTCTTTTCTTTATGTTCTTCTGTTTGCGGAATGCCTTTGTTCCATGCAGGGCGACCTTTCATTGTTTCAGAATGTATTCTAGCATGTTCTATTCTATAGTGTTCGTATACTCTAGAGGTTATCTTAGTTTCGTAACGCTGCTGATTATTATTCTGTGCTTTCATGCCTTGAAGAGCATATATCATTTTGCTTCTATCTGCTCCCTCAGTCATTTTAACCAAAAGCCAGTGACAAATAAAGTGTTCTCTAGCTGTTAGGTATGTAAGATTATCTTTCTCGTCTGTTCCACCCAGTGATCGTGGAATGATATGGTGTAGTTCTTTATATGTATTCAACTCTCTATTCAGAGTTGGATTTATGATTTGATAATAGAGTTTTGTATACTTTGTGTTATTGAACATAATAGTCTCCTTAACATTATTTAGTCCACAACTTTACTTTTCAATATTTTAAACGCAAAAAAAGAGCGCCGAAGCGCCCTTTTTGTATTGCTTGTTCTCTAAACGAGAATAATTCTCACTGGAAGGTGAGATTTTGTACGGCAATTTCCCCAACGTAATCCGCCGCATTCCCAAACGAGGATGCAGTATTCGTAAGTTCTATGTAGCCGTACCTTGTCATAAAGCTAACTACTGGTTCGAAAGTAGACGGATCAAGTACAACACCGCTGCTCATCAATGGAATGTATGGGCAGTAGAATGCTGCTGCGTCAGTTTCGCTTGAGCCTTTATATCCAACCAATACAGGAGTAGTGTCTGGAGCGTAAGAGTCTACGAATACGCGCATTGCGCCGTTTAAAGTACCAACAAACTTAGTGTTAGTTGGAGCTTCAAAAGTTCCTTCAGTAGTACGTGCGAATGCTGAAGTAGTTGCTGACTGAAGAACAGTCAATGCTGCTGAAGATACAACAGCCCAGTTACCAGCACCACGACGGGTACGCTGTGCAATCAAGTTTGCAACGCGGTTGATAAGAACAGCTAGAGCAGCGTGTTCGTCACCAACGTAAGTAGCAGTACCTGATACAGTAGCTTGGTTGTAAGTGAACTCAGTTGAAGCAAGAGTTCTTAATGACAATAGAATTTCCTGATCTATTTCAGCGGTGATTTCTTGTGCAAGAGCAGCCATGATCTCTGCTTCTACATCAATACCATGCTGAGACTGTGCATCCTGCGCAGCTTCAAACGTCCAACGTGCTTGCAACTTACGTGACTTAGCTTCAACAGCTTGTCTTAAGATTTGCACGGAGATTTGCTTACCGCCATTACCTTCTAGAGTAGCAGTGTTACCACCAGTATACTGATCAGTAGTTGTAGTTCCACTTGCTACGCGAGAATAAGCCTGTGCAATTTTGAACGGGCTTAATGCTTCTTCGCCAGCTGTAACAGAAGTTGCTGCTGCTGAAGTGTCAGTCAATGACTGCGCGTAACGTACACGTAACGTGTGGATCTGACCAACTGGACCAGTCATTGGCTGTACACCAACTAGTTCGTTAGCAATAACAGTTGGCATTACACGACGGATAACCGGTAGAATTACGCGGTTAAGAGTAGCAATGTTGCCTGCAGTTGTTGTACCGGCTGAAGATTCAGCAAGTAGTTGTTTCTTGGTGTTTTCTAAAATTACACCCATAGTTGATTTGCGAGTTCCTTTCAAGCCTTCTAACAGGGCCTCTTTGGTCTCGTCCCAACGGCTTTCTAAGAGTATTTTTGACATGTGATATTTTCTCCTGATCTATGTCTAATTAAAGCCCTGCCAAACGCTTGATGTCAATAACATTGTCTTTATCAGACATATCAACTTCAGCAATCTTTTTAGCAGATTTATTACCTGTTACTTCTACTAGACTTTCAGTAATTACAGATTTCTCTGCTTTTCTTGAAGTTCCTGTATTGAGTACTGCAGGTAAATACTTATCGAATGCGACCTTCAATTTTGGTGTCTGGACGCTTTCTAGCAAAGACTTCATTACCCCTGCCTTTTCTTCGTTTAAAGTAGAAGTTAAATCTTCAATTACTTTAGCACGTTGAGTAGACTCTTTGATAATTCGTACTTCGCGATCCTTTGTTTCAATTAACTTTTGTGCTTGTTGAAGTTTTACAACAGACTCGGTTAATTTTTTATCTTTTTCTAGCATTTGATTCATAAGATTTCTAGTTTCTGCTTTATCATTAAGATAAGTTACAGAGAATTCACTAGCGAATGCTTCATAAATCTTTCTACCAAAGTTATTTTCTTTAGCAGATTTAATATCTTCTTTAAGTTGTGACATTTCACCTTTGATATGTGTAGTAACAATTTTGTTGATCTTTTGTGCGCTTTCAGCAACAAATTTAGCTTTAAGTTTTTCTAATTGAGCACGACCTTCTGCAACTAACTTAACCTTAGCTTCAACAACTGCTTGTTTGTCTTGCGAAAACTCTTTAATTTCTTTAGCAAGAGCATGTACAATAAACTTTTCAAGTTTTTGTTGATTTTCCATTTGAACTTTGCGGTCGCTACGCAATTCTTTTAATTCTTCGGCCAATTTCTGAACCATGAAGTTATTGAATTTTTGTGCAGATTCACTTAGTTGCTTTCTGGCTCTAACGCGATCTTCATTCATTGCTTGTCTTTCTTGATTAAATTCATTGATTTCTTCAGAAAGACTTTCTGTTACCATTTTATCAAGGGCTTCAACCATCACACTTCTATCGTGTTGATACTTATTTGCAAACTCATCTCTAAGTTCAGCACGAACTTGTTCTTTAGCTTCATTCAACTTGGCTTCCCAGGCTTCATTAATCTGTTGCCCGATATCTTCGTTGATTAAGCCACTTTCCATTAATGGTTTTAATGCTTCTAACATTATTATACCCCTTTTCAATTGCCTGTTTATACTCTAGTGCTTGAGTGTTCTAAAACAGTAATAAAACTGTTTTAATGAATTCTTTTATAATTTTAAGTTTTTAATAAACTTAGTAATGTCTTTTTGCAACGATTGTCTAAATTTTCTAACTTCTAATGACTCAGATAAGCCTTCATGAATATGCTTACCGTTTTTATATCCCATTAGTGACTCATAAATCGCTTTAGGATAAGCATCTGGAGCACTTGGTTGAGCCACGATATCTACAGTAATGATTTCAAAGTCACTTACGTGACCATTTAAATCGTTTACGTTTCCTGATCCTCTTGATGATACACCTAACTTTACACCTGCTTCAAGCATAGTTTTGATTAGTTGACCCATTGGAGTTGGAAGAATTTTTAATTTACCAATACCATCTGCGCCGTTCATATTCATATTAGTAATGCAATGGCTTACTCTATCTAAGTTGATTTTTAAATCATCTGGATGATCTACTTCGCCGCAAATAGAAATACCCGTATTTAGTTGTTCTTGAATAGTTTTTACTGCTTTGTATATTTCATCTTTTGGATACACTCTGCCGTTAGCATTGCGTATGTTACCTTGGATAAAAATACCTTCCATATACATGTGTTTGGCTTTGTTTCCAAAAGCATCTTGGCCTTCTTCTAACATTACGTTAGTTTTTGCTGTTGATGGATTTAGATATTCTTGTAGTATCAGTTTATTCATGATATCATCTCAGTGTCGGGGATCACACCCGTGATCCCCTTTTTGTGCAACATTGCTGTTACTGAGTAACAAAGCCATTTGTCTCAGATTTTTTACTTAGCAACTGGACTGCGATTATATGCTGATCCATCTTTAGTTACTGGCTTAGGAGCAGCACTTAACTCTTGCTTTTTTTGTCCAGGAGCATTTTTAAACTTACTTGCACCGTCTACATCTTTAGCTGTAGGTGCAGCACGTCCGTTTTCAGTAGTAGTGCTTGCTTTTACTGGCTTGCTTGCCATTCCTGCTTGTCCTGCGTTTGCAGCTACTGGAGACTTAGTTTGTACACCATTGTCACCGTGAGTTACAGATACTTTTTGTAACTGTACAGCTTCCATTACTTCTTCGGAATCTTCTTCACTATCTACTGCTACTTCATCAGCCATGTCAGCGTCGCCGCCCATGATTGATTCAAATTCTGCCATTAACTGGTCAAGTTTGTCTTCAATTCTGATTACCGCATCTTCAACTTCTTCACCTTCTTCAGTATCTTCCATGTCGTCGGCATCAAGTTCAAATGAATCATCAGCATCAGCCATGTCCATTTCAGCGTCCATAGCTAAATCGTCTTCTTCGTCTTCCATCATGCCTTCTTCTTCAGACCTGATTTCATCTAAAAGATCGCCTACTTGTCCACCCATTCCTTCATCCATGTCATCATCCATCATTTCTTCTTCCATGATAGATTCGTAAATTTCTCGTGACTTGTCTACTACGATATCGTGAAATAATTCACGCGCTTGTTCTGTATTTTCGTTGATGATAAGATCAATCAACTTTTCAAATTTTTTGTTATCCATTATTAGTCTCCTGAATAGAATGGCTTTGTTCGTAATAATTATTTATAGCATAGTCTAAAAAACTAGCTATTAACTATGTATTTTTTACATTTTTGACAAGATTTATGAAAAATTCACAATCTTATTAGATACTTGGAGCACCAGCTTCTGCCTTTACCCCATATTGTTTGCGAACTTTTTTAAGATGTAATTGCTTTTCGTACTGCCTGACATCAAGCATTTTACGTAATTTTCTAATTTGTTTAAGAGTAAGTTTTGTCTTTCTAGAAGCTTTCCAGGTTGGTTTAGAGTTGTCTTGATCAACATCTTGGTATCCGCTGATAGGCGGTTCAAAAACCTCATATAACTTCATACAATTACCCTTTATATCTTATTTATCTTTTTATTATACGGGAGGAGTTGTTGGTAAAATACCACCAGCTTCTCCCCCGCCTACGGGCCCGGCTACCTCTAGGCCCGATTCTCCGCCTGCTTCTTCGCCTGCTGCTATTTCATCAGCAGTAGTTTGATCAGTTTGGAAGTCTCCACTTGAAACCCCTACGTTACGTAAGTCGCTGCCTGCAGGATCGCTATATACTTCTTCTTGATTTTCTTCTTCCCAAAGCTTTTCATTCTTAGCGATTTCTTCTTCACTTAAGCCCAAGAATCTTTCAAGAGCAAATCGTTTTGATATATAAGGAACTGCTTCCATTGTCGTAAAAGTGCTTACTCTTGCGTTATCTAACTCGCTTTGACGATAAGCAGCAAAGTTTTGTGGTGGATTAAAGCGTAAAGTAAACAATCCTGAGTCAATA